TTATCCATGTACGGCTAAATATAGCAGAATCGCGACAACCCCTACGTATCCCCAAAAGGTAGCGCGGTATGCGTAGTCAGTCCTCCTCATTGTCTCGGATCCAGTCGTCGACGATGTGCCGGGCAAACGTTGAGCTCCAGTAAAATCTACTTTGCTTGTACCGTGGCTTGCTAAAACTTGACCGTTGGGCAACTTGACAATCGTTGAGTTTTTGCCAATCTGCGTGAGATGAAAGCCGGAGGCTCGGTAAATGGTTCCGTCCCCGCATAGGGTGCCATCCGCAAACGAGAGGATCCACTTGACCTGCGGCGCGTGCTTGCGAATTAGGCGAATGCTCACCGAGATGCACCGGGACTCAGAGTTTCGGGGCAGGATGGGAGAGAAGGCCATCCGGTTAAGCTCCAGCATCTCGTTCCACTTCGCGTTAATGCTTTTGTTGTCTGTGGAAACCAGGGGCAACACCTTTCGCTTGTCAATGGGGTTTCCATACTGCATGACTCCCCCCAGCTTCCCGTTCAGAAAGGCCCCAAGATGCAGAGTGGAGTTCTGCACGACCTTGCCGGAGTAATGGTACCGCTTCACGAACTCGTTGGCCGTCTTGGACGGGATGACCTTTACAAGGATGTCTTTTGCTCTGCCCATTGTTGTGCCAGCAGGCTCAATGCGTTACCGTTGCTGTTGTCGTTTTCCGCTGCGTCCATGTCCTGAAACGCCGGATCTTGTTTGACCTCGGCCAGCCGCTCCTTTAGATATTGCGCTTGAGCGTCCGAAAGAGTAAATGTCAGACTTTGAAAGGGCGGCTTGTCGCCATCGGCTAATTCAAAGCCGTCCGTCAGGCTTTCCGGATCAATTTCCGGCACCCATACATCGAGACCCCAGTCTTCCAGGTCGTAGGCTTCCCACTCGTTCGCGAGCATATCCCAATCCCACTCGCCGAAGCCGACGTTGTCCTTGATGATAAACTCCGAGTTCCTGTCGTGGCTCCATTCGGATCGGAAGATGTAGACCTCCTCAAGGCCGGCTTCCTTGGCTGCCTTCAATCTCATGTTCCCACCCAGGACGACATTGTTTTCATCGACGACGATGGGGCGGGCTTCGAGCATCTCCGGGAACTGCTGGAGCGACTTGACGAGCTTCCGAAATTTCTCCTCCGTGATAGTCCGGGGGTTGTGCGGGTTCTCCTTAATGGAGTGAATCGATACCTTCAAGGGCTTGAAATATTTGATATGCTACCTGTGGCACGATGGCGTTACCGTATGCCTTTATGCTTTCCCTTCTCCACTTTGGAAAGGTGATGCCGTCCAGCCTTTTGGGAAGCCCATCATCTCTTCCACAAACAGGGGCGACAGTTGGGAAGTCTTGCCAGTCTGTTGTCGGGCGCGTTTGGTTAGGCTGTCCTGATTCTGCTTCCCTGTGATTTTGTCGTGTTCTTGCGCCATAGGCGTTGGGAGCATTCCCATCGCCGCCAAACGCCCCACGTTTAGACTGCGCGAATCGTTGCCCGATTTCCTGCGCCCCGTCTCTGTCAATTGGCAGGGGGTCTCTGCTTCCTGCGCGGTTGGTGTTGGTAGCATCTGCTGCACTTGCGTTGCAAGGTTGGGCATCGTTGTCCCGTTGGGGTACTTCTCCATCCGCGCCTTGAACTTGTCGAGGTCCACCGCTTCCTCCCTTGTCGTGGGCGTCAGGAGCAAACCTTGCGCCGCCATCGTTAGCGGCGTTCCCCCTTGGCTGTACTTCTTGGTGCGGTTGCTTACCGAGTCCGTGGTAACGGTGGGCAACAATCCAGATTCTGTCGCGGCGGTGCGGCGCGTTGACGCTTGCAGCAGGAAGTACGGTCGGGAAGACTTCGTAGCCTTCACCTTCCAAGTCAGCGCACACCGTGTCGAGAACCAGCCCTTCATTCCAACTAACGAGGCCGCGAACGTTCTCCGCCACGACGTAGGTGGGGCGAGCCTCTCGAATGATTCTAAACATCTCCGGCCATAGATATCGGTCGTCGGATGTCCCGGCCCGCTTTCCTGCTGCTGAAAAAGGCTGGCAGGGGAAGCCACCCGAAAGGACTCGTATACGTCCTCGAAACGGAGTTGCGTCGAAGGTCTTGACATCGTCAAAAGATTGGGATTTGGGGAAATGGTAGGCGAGGACTTGCCGACAAAAGGGGTCGCGCTCGACGTGAAAAATGTTCTCCCACCCCATCCATCTGGCGGCGAGGTCGAAGCCTCCAATACCGGAGAAGAGGGAGCCGTGTGCCATGGCTCAAAAGTACACCGGTGCAGTAAATATGCAAATTAAAGTTGTCCTTCTTCGCGCATGACCTTCTCCGCCCACCGCAGTCCGGCCTTGCCTCCCCATAGAAGATACGAAATAGTCCCGCACGCCGACGTATCGGATTCGTCATAATACTCTTCCGCGCGGGACAGGTAGGAATACATCCGCTTCACCGTATCGAAGGACACCCCCTCCCCCTTCGCCAGTTGCTGCGCCCTGATCTTGCCGACCTGGGTGGCGCACTTATTGTTCACCTTCTCGTTGAGCTCGATGCCCCGCTTGGCGTTATTGCTCACCGCGTCGGGGTAGTTGGCCCACGTCTTAAACTTTACATGAATACTCATACGCTCGTTCTAATTTGTCGACTATCGCCTTGTTCTTTCCGGTGCAGTTGCACGGCTTCGCATTGGCGTTGAAGGTCCGGTTGTAGATGTCATACATGGCCCGCGTCTGATGGCGGTTCAACCTGCCACGCTCGACGGCTGGCATAAGCTCCTCCCACCCTTGCACGTCGGCGGGATCCATTGCCACGTTCCTACCGGGAAAGAGAGCGTTAAGTTTCTTCTGCCGCTCCTCACAACCGCAATCCTCCACCACGGCGTGGACGAGCTTATCGATTCCCGTCTTCTTCGTGAAGTTGGCGACCCTGTCGCCCAGCCCCTTGTAGTTCTTTTCGGACACGTCGTATCGTGGTGTAGAGTTTATGTCGGCTGATTCCGGTGGCATCGCTGAACGAGTCCAAGGTATGCCCCTCCTCAAAATATATGGCGAACACCTCGGCATCGAACCACGGCAGGTCGGCGAGGCGTTCCTCGATATGGGAAAGCAGCGCGTCGCGGTGTGCCGCTACCCCGTCCCCGTCCCACCACTCGACGATGTGCCGCGAGAACTTGCGCCGCCGCTCGGCGTCCTTCCTCCACTTGTAATGATACCGCGACGTTTTCGAGTTGTAGTTGTTGACCATCACCCGGAGCACCCAGTATTTCATCTGCTGCCGTTCGAGTAGGCCGTCTATGGTTTCCTGTTTGGTGGTGTACAGTTGCAGTACTACCTCATGGAGTAGATCGGGGCCGTCGCGCCCTGCGATACGGTACGCCGCCTGGAGCAGGTCGTCGTAGTTGCGGGCGAGGTAGCGGTCGAGGGTCATAGCTTCCGGAGGCGGCGGTTGTAGACATCGATAAGGGCCTCCAATTCCTCGACGCTATACTTCCGGGTCTGGTTGCTAGTGCGCTCTATCTCCTCGGCTGTCCCCTGCCCGTATACCGCGTCGAGCTTCCGGGCGAATTTGAACTGTTCCCCGGATCGGAACCCATTGCACCCTTTGCACTGGGGCTTTACGTTCATCTCGTCCCACCGCGTCGAGAACTTTGCGCGGGACTGGAAGTGCCCGGCATCGACACGCGACCACGGAAGCACCTTCCCGCACGTCCAGCATTCCACATACCCACGGTGGTCGGCGTCCTTCCTGCGCACCCATTGGCTGAATACCTTGTCGAGGCGTTGGATGAGTTTCTTCCGCGTCATGCCAGCAGTCCCACACACGCCAAAGCGAACACAACGAGACTGAACAGGCGCACCTGGTGCTCCGTATAGTATTCCACCCCCACTTGTGCGAAGGTCAGTATGGCGATGGCCGCGAAGATCCCGTCACTCATCCGGCGGTTTGATTTGTCCGAGGGCAATTAAATCCTCGGTGGTGAGCAATATAGCCCGCCGCGTGTCTTTCTCGCCCCCATGCCTTCGGTTTGGGTCGTATTCCGGACGATGCCTACGCTCCAGATATTCCGCCCTGCGTTCCTCCCACTTGCGGCAGCACTCCATCAGCTCGCCCAACTTGAGCCGGCCGTACATCGGCCCGAACTTATTACGCTTGATGCCTTCGAACACAAGCGCAAATTCTTCGACTCGGAAAGCCGGAAATTCTTCAAGCAACGCCCGCGCCGTTTCGTTCATCTCCTCGTCGTCCTGGATGGTCTTCGTTGCGTCGACGAATTTGATCAGCTTTCCCAACTCGGCGAGGAACCATGCCCGCGTCGCTTGCGGGTGCAGCCGCAGGGCCCGCCGAATGTTTGTACCCTCCTCCCACGCATTTTGAGGGGTCATAGAGCGACGTTCGCCCTGTAGCAGGGCCTTGGTGCTATCCGTTATCGATAAAGTCCCGGAGGCCATCCGGAGTGAAGTTCTTGGCGTTGAATCCTTTTCGTCGGTCATTGCTCTGCTTGTTTCTCTCTGTGTTTATCCATTGGTTGACTTTGGGCTTCCACTTGGCGATGGGGGTGCCGTTGACCATCCACCCGTTGGCCTCGTAGTAATTCCAAAACGCCGGCCCCAATGTAGGGGCAAGGTCGCCCGCTCCGCGATCGGTGAGGTAGTCAATGACCTCCTGTTCGGTCGGTCTCTGATACTCCAGCTCGCGCGCGTTACTCTCTGTTCTCTTTATAGTATTTGTTTCTATATGTACATGAGACAATTCCGTCCCTTCGATGGGATGATTTTGTCCCTTCGATGAGACCGTTTCATCCCTTCGATAAGACGATTCTGTCCCAAGGCAATACGTGTGCCGCCTGTCAAATCCGTTCGCTTGCCTGTAGATGGCTCCGGCCTCTTCCAGCTTGCGCAGGGCTCCCTTGATTTGGGGCACGGTAAGGAAGGGCAGATACTGCGACATCTCCTTCATGCCCTGGGTCATGCACGGCTCCTCCCCGGCTTGCGTGTTCCGGTCTATCCAATACTTGAGGTGGGCAAGGACGGCAGCGGCAGGTAGCCCCCACCGCTGCGCGTCGTCACCGTCGAACCAATACTTCATGGTGGGAAGATATTGTCCGGGTCGAGTTTCCGTAGGGCTTTCTTTACCCGCTGGAGCTCTGTGTCTATAATCTGCTTCCGCTTCTTCTCCAGACCCTCCTCGCACCGCTCCCACAAAAGGTTGCGCCGGTGCTCACGGAGGAACAGGATCCGCGCTACGCGCTCTTCGTAGGTTAGCGGGCTATTCATCGACGTACTCGCAATGTTCCTGGCATTCCGGGCAAATGCCGAGGTCTTCGGATTGTAGCACTGCGGGCGCACCGCAGCAGTCGCTTACCCTGTCCG